GTTACGGATTCCGCGAATTGTATCTGCCGCGTTGCGCCGGCTTTGCAAACACAAATTGCACTGAAAGCGCGGTATCGCGATATTGTTGCCGTTCAGATCTTGGGTCTGAATCGGTTGATCGCAATACGCCGCCGCTGCGGCAAACGTCGTGAGATCGATATTCTCCGTCCCCCACCCGCTGCGCCGCAAAATATCCAGCAGGACCCACACGGGATTGGCGGTGAACTGTGTGCTCTGGTAAGTGCCATCCGTCCCGTAGACCGGTACTTGCAAGCCGTCCGCCAGCACTTGCACGGTCGGCAGCGACTGGCCGTTGTTGATCTGGTTTGGCACGACCACCGACAGATATGCCATGCTGCCGTACGGGTCGCCGGCCGGGTTGCCCGCCGCGTCCTTGAAGTCGGGATTGAAAGTGCCGTTCCGTCCGCCCAGACTGATTACGTTGTACCAACCCGTCGATGTCATGTTCGTACCGGATTGCCCGACGGGGATCGCGATCTGGTTTACCAGGACCATTTGCACGTCCTGAATCGGGCCCATTCCCAGCAGTACTTCCATGTGCGTCAGGTTTCCGTCGTTGCGCGAAAATACGATGGGAGGGTAATACCAGGCGGTGCCGTATAACATCGGCACAAAGTCGTTATAGATTGCGATATTGTCGTCCACGGCCGCGTACTGCCATCCGCTACCGTAACTCCGTACTTGAATCGATGAAGGTACAAACTCGAGTCCGCCGAACCGGTTCGGCCCGGAAAACATCCCGCGGGCTTCGCAGTCAAGGCGCGTGTACCCGCACGAGCTGTAGGGGACGCCGCCCACCATTGCTCCCGCGCCGCCAGCTTGATCGGGCGAATACCCGCAAGGGTAAAACAATGAGTATTGCCCGGCCCTGCCTCCATTCACCGCTTCCTGCCTCTGCTGCGCGGTAGACGGAAACAGCCAATGGCACCGCCGTTGGATGCGGACAGGCGGCAACAACACTCTCTGCATGTTCATCCAGTTGACCGCAGAAAGTTGGAACAGCGATTCGGTGCTCTGGTCGGGCGGGTTGACGATGCCCTGAAATAACACGGCTGCGTTCGATGTCGCAGTGTTTTCTAGCAGGTTATAAAACAAGAAAATCACCGTCAGGGTGGCGCCCTTCCAACCTACCGATCGTTCCAGCTCCGAAAAGTAGGAATCGGCGTTGGCCATCGACAGCGACACGCGCGGGATAGCGTCCACTCCCTGGTCCGAAGACGCCTGCACATCGAACACGTTGTGCTTCATTACCCGCGGGGCATACGTATTCCCGCCATAACTCACCTGGTGCGTGCTCCAGTACTCGGTCTGTCCGTTCTGTAACACGCACTGAAACAGCAGCAGCGGCGTGTCCGTGACCGCCAGCTCTTTCAGGTCATAGATACTCAACATTGACAATATCCAGTTCGCAGGAGTGCCGGCTAGGGCCTACTGTGGTAAACGTGAGTGTGTCATCGCGAAACCGTGCGTTCGGGTATACGCCGCCTACCGCGGTTGTTTGTTTGTACATCGAAGCGGCGGTCTGTGCCTCCGCCTGAATTCCGAAGACATCCAGGGTTGCGCCCGGATCCAGTCCGATACCGAAGCTGATGGAATCGGCGGCGTCTTGTAGCTGGCCGGCGGAGGTCAGGCGGGTCCATTGAGGGCTGATCGCCTGTGCCTCGGTTGCCGTGCCGCGCACCAGCCAGACCCGCGTGCTCTGCGCGCTGCGCGCATAAAGGCTGAGGCAGTAATCCAAAGATGCAGGCGCGTTGATCAATTGCTGTAGCGTCAACGTCGCGGCTGTCGGATTGCTAACCTGATACGCGGCCGTGCCTCCCGTCGGGTCGGCCACGTTGCCGGTCACTGTCAGCAGCGGGTCCGCCTGCCAAACGGGCTGAGTTTGTTGCTCGCTCCACGCCAGCAGGTTATCGGCGGGATCCAGGAACGTGAACGGTGTCAGGCGTCCGGCTACAGCCTGAAACAGCGCTTCCAAGGCGGCCAGTTCCCCGTCGTCCATTTCCTCGAAGGATAAGTGCCAGCTGGTAATCGCCGCGCCGGGATCGGCTAGCTTGACCTGATAGCCTTGGCAGCTTTGATTCACTACTGTTCGCGCCGAGCGTTGCCTTGTGATCGGAAACTGGCCGGCTGCGCCTGATGAGAGTTGCGGGAAGTAGAGCATTTTAGGTTAGGTTTTCGCAGACGATCAGGCTGGTCTTGCCTTGCATCTCACCGCTAAGCTGAAAGCCAAATGTGTCAGCGGCCAGGCTGCAGTTCTGATAGACCGTGCCGTCCCATGGATCGGTGAAGGAAAAGCTGCCGAACCTGCCCTGGTTCGATTCGAAAAACTGGTCAAACGCGGCAAGCTCGGATGCGTCCAACAAGGCGAGTTGGATCGTCCAGCGATGCAGTACCGAAGGATTGTCCCGAAAACGTTGCTCGGTGCCATCCAGAAAACGGATCGCGTCCGTATTGAATTGCAGCGTCTTTGTCGCCGGATATTGCATTACGGCTCCGGTTTTTAGAATCGGAAACATAACCGTCAGAGACTCGTCACCACATCATTGATGGAGTTCATATTCAACATCGCCTGTCGGACCGCTTGGGCGATATCGTCGCTGTGGTCTAGAAACGACTGGCTGTCCATGGCTTGTACCTGGACGGTGATCTGCTGACCCGCGTTCGAGCCGCTGCTTCCGGCCGAGCGCGGCAGGCCATTCTCACCCCAGACGACGTCTTGATTGTTGGTGGTGGACTCGAGGTTCAAAGAAGGTGGGAGCGAGAAGGGCACTAATGGCGCAGGTTGAGACTGTCCCCCGCCAAACAGGCTGGAAAACAGCGATACCAGCGGCATGAGACTCAGGCCGCCTCCCATGAACTGGCTCGCCGTATTGAGCACATCCGATACGCTCCCGCCTGTGCTGGAACTCTTCGCTTGACTGTTTTGTGCCAGCGCATCGGTGTTAGCGGAGGTTGCCTGCGTCTGGCTATCGATGACTTGGGCGGCTTGTCCGAGAGCGTCGATCAGGCCTTGCTGGGATGTCGCCGATTGGCCGCCGGCAGGACCGCCCGCCGCCTGATTGAAAGCGGTGAGCAGCGTTTGTTGTGACGTACTAGGCATTTCTCCCCCTTGGCGCAAGACCGCTGTTCCGGTTTCCCGTGTTAGTTCCGGCGTTCACCTCTGCAAGCTCGTGCTCCAAAATCAGAAAAGCTTCCACCTCGCGCGCCCCCAACCCATCGATTCCCCTTTGCCCTAACTTTCGCCGCACTAGATACTCCTCGAGCCATGCCATACTTTGCGCCGTGACATACGATTTCGGACAAACCGTCGTCGCCGCATGGTTCCGCGCCCACACCACACGCTCGGGCGTCTCTAGCGCCCGTGGGATCCACCCGCACCGGCGCTTCGTCTCCAGGCCGGCCTTACGGCACGTCGCGCACTCCCAGCCGGCCTGGTTGGAGAATTGAAAGTGGAGGGCGACAATCAGTTTTTTCTTTCGGCTTCCGCGAGGCCGCACTGTTGCTTAACGGCGTCCAGAGCCTCGCGGAACAGATCTTCAGGTCCGCTGGCTGCCAATGACTCGGGAGTCGCCGGCAGGCCGTCCAGTTCCAAGCCAGTGACTTCCTTCAAGCCCCAAAGCAGATAGATCCGATCGATTTCCGACGCCAGCAGAGCGGCTTCCATCTTTTCATTGGGAGTGTCGCCCGCATCTACAAACTCTTTCCGCGCCGCCAACTCCCGAATGCGGCGCGTCAGCTCCACTCGGCGTCCAAACGACATCTTGGCGACGCTAAAACTCACCCCGGGCGCTACATTGGAGTCGATGGTTTCAAAACTCGCATATTCCATTCCAGCCACCATTCAGGCTACCCAAACGCCACCACGATCTCGTTGTTCGCCGTCCCCTGCGCCTTCGATCCCTGGAACTTCCATTGCAGCCGGTTATCGCTGTCGTCGAACTCCGGCACTACCGGCACCACGCTCATCATGTAAACACCCACGACCTGGCCGCTTTGTTGCCCAAGTTGAAACATGACGCTTACCGGCGATTGCTGGCGCGCCGCTTGGTAAAGCCCTTGCGTCGCCGAATCGTCCATTTCATATAGGCTAAAGGCCGCTGTCACGGTCCGCGGCCCCGGCGCAATAGCTAGCGGCAGATTACTGCCAAATTCCTTGGACCTCAAATCCAAACCGTTGTCTAATTGGAACGTCCCGCTCGTGATGGTGTAGAACTGTGCGGGCGCGACTCCCAGCCAGGCCTCGCCCATGTTACCGGGCACGATGGAATAGGCGAAGGCGCCCAGGGCCGGCTCCGCCGGAAAGCCGTTCATCTGCCCCATGCCTGCCGCGAAACTGGAGTTGTCGAGCAGGTCTTGCGCCATCCCCTTGAACTCAAACTGGTGAAAATCGCCATTCACTTTTACGGTCATCTGGTCTACTGCGGCCCCGCAGAGAATCCGTTGCAGCGCAGTGCTGGGATCCCAATAGTCGAAAATGCTGACGCTTGGCAATTCCGTCGCCGGAAAATACGAAATGGTCGGCGCGATTTCGGTTCCCGGAGACGGGGCGCCGGAGAATGGAGCGTTCACCTGCACCGCCACCGGGCTCACGATTGTGGTGACAAACCGGATCTCGCCGTTGCAGGATATGCCCTGACCTACCACCAGCCCGTGCGGCGCTGCAAAGACCAGCGATGTCCCGTTCGAACCGGCTGCGGCCGTTCCTCCCGCGTATGTAGCCGGAGCTGCACCCATACTGGCCTGAAAAAGGGGCCCGTACGCTGGACCGGTACTTTGCCCGCCCCAACTTGTCATATAGGTTGTCAGGTCGAAACTGGTAGTGCGCCGCAGGCCCGCGGGTATTCCTACGAACGTCCGGCTTCCCGTCTTGTCCCGCCGGTCGGCCTTTTCCAACTGGTTTGTGGCCGTCAGCTTCACCGCCGGAAACCGGTTCTGCGCCGTAATCGCGGGCGTCTGTCCGTAACTGCTCTCCAATCCCGTGTAGAAACGGTTGGCATTGGATGAAATGTACGAAGCCATAGCCTTAGTCGCTCACTCCCACATCGAAAGAGATCCTGCCTATCTGGATGAAGTTTTGGCCACCGTGCTTCACGGGGCCTAGCGAAGCTTCATAGCATCCGGCGTAGTACATACCTTCACCCCAGTCGCCGCGATTCTGGTCCAACACTTGAGTCGCCGCGTCGACATACGATTGCAGTTGACTCTCGATCCCTGCCAGCCGGTCTTGTGAAACCCGAACCTCGATCGACATCACGGCTTTTCCGGAGAAGTTCCGGAACTTCTCCTTGAGCTGGTTCACGATCTTTTCGCAGTACACGTTGACTGCCGGGTATTGCACGTCCATGCTGCGCTCCGCCAACTCGACAGACACGTTCTGAGCCAGGATTTGAGCTTGTCCCAGCGGCGGAAGAGTTGCGTTCTCCGCCTGAGCAAGGGTGGATATGTTGGCGTTCAGTCCCTGCGGTGCGTTAAGCAGTGTGACCACCTGCGCGGTAACCGTGCTCCCTACCCATGCCATTCTTTAACCCCTCTGGAGGACCCGCGGTAGCGCGCGCAGATAATCCGGCGCCTGTCCGCTGCCCGGCTCTTTTCCCAGCGTCGATACCGGCCCCGCCTGGACCCAAACTTGATCCAACGGCAGCGGTGCCGCATTCTGGAGCGCCATGACCGTCGGCGATAGCCCCACATAAACATTCCAAGCCGTTGCGTTGGCCGGCCGATTGACCGGCTGCGCCACTAGGACGTTCCCCGCCGCCACGTCCAGAAGGCTCGGATTACTGGCCTGCCCTTCCTCGTTCTCGGCGTTCAACCATGACACACCAGCACAATACGTCATTTCCGGTTGACCGCCGGGCATGGAAGTCAGTTGCGGTGGGGCTGCCTGCGGAATCGGGTTCGACACCACGCCGACCCCGGTCTGAATCAGCTTATCCATGGCCCACTTCGCCAGTTGCTGGAATTGGTCCCGCTTGCCTTTATAGCGGTCGTTCAGTTGATCGAAGTAGGCGTCCTGATAGACCAGCATCAGGGTTTGGAACACGTGCCAGAGCTGCAGCGGCGGCGTCACCACGATATTGTTCACCTCAGGATCCGGTTGCAGCCAGAACTGCCAATCGTAGGTGTTGCTGCGCTGTAGCAGGGTCGTCAGTTCGATCCCCAGCTCTTGCTGTGCCAGCGTCAGTTTCGTGCTCAGATCGATGTTCTCCGTCTGCGCAGTGGCCAGCACGGACGAGTCCTGGCTCGTCAGATCCTGAATTGTCGATATCCCGTCGGTGAATAACGCCATTGTCCCGGCCGCCTACTCTTTGCCCGCCTGCGCGCCGCCCTTCAGCTTGCGCAACTCGTGAGGGGTAATGACGGTGAATTGCATCCGCGACGCTGCCGCCTGCTGATCCGCTTGCCGCTTCCCCTCCGCCTTCTGCTCCTGGAAATCTTGCGCCTCATCGGCTGTCGCCAGCCGCGCGCTTCCATCCACGATCATCCTAGCCGCCGTTCGCCGTGGAACTTCGGTGCGGACTCCCTCCCGTCCGCCGTCCGGAGTCTCCAGGCTCACCAGCACTACCGAAGGATCTTTGAAACTCTCCTCCATCGCCCTGATTTTCTTGTAATAAACTTGTAGGTCCATGGTTGTCTCTTTTGGGGCCGGGCGTACCCGGCCCTCTTTTGCGCCTCTGTCTGCCCGATCTGCGCCGCGTGTATCCTCTATGCGTTCACCTGAACGCCAAAGTTGTTGCGGATCACAGCGCAGCCGTACAGTACGTCCACCGTGAACTGCTGGGCCAGTGTATTCGGCTGGTAGCTCATCACCACGCGCATCCCGAAGTTCCCCATCTCCGCGTAGTGCGCCACCGCGCCGGTGCCGTACAGCGGCTGGGGCAGTCTGCGGATGACCAGGCCGATCGACGGCTTCGTAAAGGCGATGTTGTGCGTCGTCATCGGCGAACTGCCCGTGTACGCGATGAACTGCGACCGCATCACGAAGAAGTCCTTGATCTTGCCCACCGCTCCGTCGATCAACGCCCGCAGTCCCGCTTCGCCGGCGGTCTGGAACTCGCTGAACCGCTCGATCTGCCGCAATGCGGAATATGTCGCGGCGTCCACCACCAGATACTTCGGCTCGGCGGGCGGCACCTTCGCCGTGAATAACGCGCTCTCCGCCTGATCGATCACCGCTTCCACCAGCGGCGTTCCCGGCGTCCCCACCGGTGTGTTCGCCGTAAACCCGGCAAACAGGCTCAACAGGCTGGTCTCGATGCTTTCGGCTATCGCTACTACCGCCGGCTGCATGTAAACCTGTAGTAAGTCGGGAACTGCCAGGACTTTGGTCCTCGGGGATCACCCAAAACCGGCCATAGAGGGTCACTTCAAAACCGGCCAACGATAACCATCATTCAGGACGTTGATTTTGACGCGAGGGTGGGTACCCTCGGTCGATGTGAGCAATGTCT